CAGCTTGCCTTCGTAGAATCTCCCCCGTGAAGGAAGGATGATTTCTTTCGTGACTGGTTTCACTGTTTGATTGGACATGTCTGTCTCCCACGTTGTTGAGAGTTGATATAAAAAAAGAAACGTGACAACTTGTTCGTCTCAGTGAGGGTAACAAGTTGTCACGGTTAAACACTATTTAAGCCGCGATTACCACTTTTCGAGCATTGGAAGTGCTTTATCCACGGATACCGTTAGGTTGATCCGGTGGTAGTCTTCTCCGGTCAGGTCAGCGTCGCCGGGATCGAAGTTTGTGGGCTTCATCCCAATCAGTTCGTATTCACGGGTGTGTGATTCACCGTCCGGCGAGAACTGAATGATACGACCAGAGCGTTTGTAGGCTGTTGCCATACCCGCTGCGCCTGTTTCCCAGTCGTACCCTTGCTTCATCCACTCCGCACACCACTTCGCAATACCTTTATCGACGTAGTCGGCAAAGACAATCGTGATGTCTTCAAAGGTCGGCAGACCAACGAATTTACGTTTTTCGTTCATGTACCCAACTTCGATCTCGCCGAGCGTGATCTTCGGGATTGGGAATGTTTGAAGCGCGAGGCGTATGTCCTCATTATCATCGTCGATAATGAGGATATTATTGTTGACGCGCAATGGTTCGTAATCGCGTCCCTTTGTCATCCGCGCTGCGGCTTTGAGGTAAGAAAGTGACATATCTGTTCTCCTGTGCAGTTATAAACGAAACTCGGTGTAGTCTCCGATTACGCGACTTCCTCGAAGTCTGCGCCTGTGCGGAATAATGAGAATTCCATGTCGATAGCTTCTGCGCCGGGGACAGGAACGAGCCGCAGCTTGCCCTTCATCCGGCGTTCTCCGCGCATCTCTTCAGTCGTCGTGGTTGAGTCCGCGATGACTTGGAATTCTTCGAGTCCACGCCCCGCTGCAATGGACGCAAGGATCGGGTTGCAAAGCATCTCGAATTTCTTCCACGTGATCGGATCATTCGGGTCGAAGACAATCTTACGCACAGCAATTGCACACAGTTTTTCTGCGTACAGCATCATGCGCCGGATATGGATGTCGGACAGGTAGCTTTCTGTTCTCAGCAATGTCCGGTTGCCGTACACCATGACTCCATCGATCTGGGGCATGACCACAATCGGGTTGACACGGTTCTGACCTTCAGTCATTTGACGACGGTCTGCCGGGGATGGTGAGTAGGTGACACCGTCAGCCTTCTCGAATACGCCACGGGTTTCACCGGCTGCGATCATCCAAGGGCCACGCTGGTTGTCGTTGTCCGCGAACTCTGCTGACATGATTGCTGAGGGCGGAACCCACACGTTCACTTTATTATACTGATCGTACACACGCGACCACGCATGTCCGACACCTGCGTAGCTGGACTCGATTGGTGCTGTCGGCGGGTTGGGGATACCGTGCAAACCACCTTCGCCATTATGCCAGTCAATCGCTTCTTCGACAGAAAGGTCATATGGATCGTCAACGCAATAGAAGAAGTCACCACGTGTGACTGCCAGTGCAATCGCAGCGTCAATGACAGCCCAATGCGTGATTCCCGGGACTGCGAGCAGGTTGAATTCGACGGCTTCTGGATTCAGCAGGGCTTGCAGACCTGTTGCAGTCAGTCCTGACACCGTACCGACGTAGTCCGAATAGACCAGTGTGTCAATGCCATCCGTTCCGACTGTGCCGCCGCCCGTGCCGAGCGTATATGTTCCGGGAGTGACGGTCGCGTTGAGTTCCAGTACGTCGATTTCGACATACTTGGATGCGTTTACCTCGCCCTTCTTACCTTCCTCGATGATCGTTTCCGCGTAGCGGTCGGATGTTGAGACCAGCGATAGGTTATAAAACTTTTCAACAATTCCGATTGTGTTGGAGTTGTCGATTGGAGCCAGTACAAACAGGTCGAAGTTGACAGAGGGCGCACCAAGGGTGACGGTCTGCTGCAACTGTACCTGTACTGCGTTGCCCCACGTACCCGGAGAATTCGCCAGAGTAGTAAATACAGTGGATACCGCACCTGCTATGGCATCAATGCCGCCTGTCATCCCGACAACAGTCATCCTCGCTGCGGAGGTCGATTCTGTTATGGTCTGGTTACCTGCATCGCCGGGGACTGTATTCGTCAACATCGCTTTCGGAATCGTTACCGAATCGTACGTTGCTCCGACTGCCAGAACCGACCCATTGATGGCGTTGATGAGGTTCACACATGACGCAGCGGAGTCCGCACCGATCAGTACCGGGACGTTACCCGGAGTGTACGTGCCGTTGCTGTCCATCTCGAAGGTAGTTGACCCACCCGCAGAACCACCGCTGAGTGCGGTTACGGCTGGAGGGGTTGCGCCTGCACTAGTCATTGTACCTGCATTGCCAACCGTTCCGGGCTGGTCATGGGTTACTGTCGCCTGCGGGTCACCGACGCCGGTTGTGTCCGCAGAGGTCACGAGGATGTTACCTGCGACCTGCTGTCCGTTGATTTCTTGAATCATTGTCGCCAGCGTGTCGGGGGTAGTCGCACCGATGGCAACAGACACGTGACCCACAGCAACTCCACCGCCACTCTCGAATTCGAGTGTGATAGCATTGTCGCCACCTGCGAACGCTGCGTATGTCGGGTTTGCACCTGACGCTGCGATTGTTCCAGCGTTGCCTGATGTGCCAGTAGCGTCATTCGTGAGCATGACTGTCCACGGCCCACCGCCACCGACTGCGCCGGGGGTGATGTTCGCTGTGCCCGATGCGATCATAGCCGCACGGAGTTCAGATGCGCCAGCGTCGGTCGTAGCGGACTTGTCCACTTCGATGTTCACTGAGCCGCCGCCTGCTGTGAATTCATAAATATCTGTGTTGCCATCGCCGTCCGTGATGGTGAGCAAGTCAGCCGTCAGCGGAGTGGCAGTGAACGTCAGCAGCGCAGCCGCCGCAACGCCTGCCCCGTCATCCATGTGAACGGTGTCACCGTCTCCGGGTTGCGTTCCGCCGGTGAAGGTCACCGTCCCGGACGCAGCGATTGCAGCCTGTCCGTCATTTACGACAACGAGATCACCATCAAGCACCTGACCGATGAAGCGCACCTCGCCAGTCGCAGCAACAGCCGCTGTCCCACCCGTTGTTCCGGGAATTGGGTAGTCGGCAGTCTCGTAATCGCCTGTGTGTGCGACACGCAGGAATACAAGGTTGTTTCCCTTTTGAAGGAACTGGATGGCGGATATGATTGCGAGGTCATTTGTCAAAGGTGGGCCGAAGGTTTCAACCAACTCCGCTTCTGACGTGATGACGGTCGGAATGTTGACTGGCCCTTTGGACGCGCCACCTACGACACAAAGTCGTGTAACGCCTAACTGCAATGCAGCGTCAGTGAAGTCCAATTCCGTTAAGTATATACCAGCGGCTATTCTTGGCATGATAAGTCTCCCTGAGATGTAAAGTCTGTCGTATATCCCGGCTTACGCAACGCGACGGATGCGAATGCGACCGTTAGCGACAAGTCTCTTAGCGTATTTTGTCAGTCGAGAGTCATCGACCGGCCCATGTGCCATCCGAGCGGCGATTCTCACGGACTGTACAACTCCGTGTTCGTCCTTGACAGGGACTTCAATCGTCTGATTCAACTTGTTTTGAATTCTGATCTGCATGGTGTGGTTACTCCAACCTAACAACTTGTCACCCTTAAACGGTATGTCCATCGAATGAACCATAATACCGTAGTGCGCGAATTGTTGCAAGTGTTACATTCAGAGGTACGCGCAAAACTAAACTGCTAACCTTCGGTTGCATCAGGATAACGAGGTATTTATTCACTCCATCGCTAATCTGACGTGTCTTTGTAAAGGTCGGAGCAGTTATGTCGTCCTCGACTGTTGCTGTTTCTGTACCACCGCTGGTAGATACGATTTTCGCCAATACCAAACAAGGCTTTTTGACGCCGACAGCATTCCACTCGTAACGGAATTCGCTTCCTGTGTTGATTATATTATCAGGTGCAAAATTTGTCATCAAAGAAATTCGACGAATAGAGATATTTAGGATGTTGAGTGTTTCTTCCTGTGCAGGGGACACAGGGTATACTCGGTAGTCAATCGAGTCGATATCGACTGCCGCGAAGTAATGCACTTTCTTCCGTTTTGCTTCTCTTGCAGCAGGCAACTCAAGCCTGTCGTACAGCGTTAGTACGTCATCCGCGAAGGTTCGGCTGAAAATATCAAGCCGCCAAGGAGCCGTCGCGTCGTACTCAAACGCAATACTCAGCAGGTCAAGTGCGAGCGCGTTCTTGTACAACTCAAACTCCGCGATCTCAACGATGTCAGTCTCTGCCGCCCCTGTTAATGTCAAACTATCCGGGAATTTCACAATCCCGTTGCCACGAACGTACGCTTCATACTGTGCCACAGTCGCGTTTCCTTCTCGTGGCCACAGTTCGATAGCATCCCAAAACTTATCTGGAATATGGAACAGATTCATGCTGGTCTGTTCACCGCCGACGTCAAGTGAGTCATACTCGTTGTCGTCGTAGTCACACGTCGCGATACGTACATTCTCCGTCACACCGTAAGTGGCTGCTTCAGGGAGTTTCAAAAAGATTGTCCGAAGCTCGAACGTAATCTGCTTGCGGATGTATCGTGGTTCGTCAGCCCCTTCGAGAGCAGACATGTCTGCAATACCCAGCATTCGCAGACGTTGATGTAGCAATCCGAAAGGTTCCGCGTGCTGTACGTCGATAAGAACTTCGTTATCAGCCTTGCCAAGTTCTCCGAGCGTGGATATCAACCACTCCCAGATGAATGCCCACGTGAACCGGGTCAACCCCATTACCGTGACGGTGTATTCCGTGTTAAAGAATGACGGGTGTCTATGAGTGATAAACTGCTTGGCATCTCGGTCGAAATCGTAGTAAGGGTAACGCTTCGGGACACCAGCCAATTCAAGATCAGGAACAGGGTCGGCTATTTCAATGCTTGCCACGGGCAGTGGAAGTATGTCATAGTTCGCGTCCGCATTTGCTCTCATGGCTTCCGCAGTCGTGCCTGCGATCCAATTGCGTTCAACAAGCAAATCGGGCACTTCCGCAAACGCCCGTTCCGGGGAGGCTATCAAAGCGAGTATTGGAACATCATTCTGCACCTTCCCTGCGATGTCGCCGTAGTCCAGCTTACATCCCAAGAACCACTTCATGAATGCTTCATCATGTACCCGAAGCGTATTTTCCAGACTATACGGACTTGCCATTGCCGTTCCCGTTCAATACTGCCTTGACATAATCAACATCATAACTGCGTTCTTTCAACGACTGAAAGAACGTACCAATTTCCAGTAGCGGCGTGCTCAGACCGTGAGGGATCATCATTCCTTCCGGGTCAGCGAAGACTTTACGCGCAAGAAATACCCGTCCAAGTATTGCCGAGTTCTGTTCCCCGTCTGAGTCACCGGCGATCTGTACGAACACTTCTTTACCGCCCAGCAAGACGACGAGACAGTGACTCGCATCGCTGCGCAATCTCGGGGGGACGTCCACGCTGGACACGCCTTCTACTATTACAGTCTTGGTCGCTTTTATTTCAAATCCAAGCTCTAGCTCCACGATAATCGACGCCAGACCGTTGACCCGCTTCATCCTGCCACTGTAAATTCGCGTCGGGTTTTCCATCATGACCCCCTCCGCTTGCGTTCACAGTTCAATACGTAGTACATTCGGATATTCGTATTCTTCCAGTACATGTGACGCTTGGTCTGGAGCACCACGAACATATCACCGTCCCAAAAGAACTTGTCTCCTTCTTGTGGCTTCCGATTAAACCTGTCAAAGAATATCATCGGAACCTGTGCAACAATGTCTTTCACTTTATCAAATCCGAACCGCTTCAACTCATGCTCTGTACCTTCCATGATTAATTTCATGTGCATACTGATCGACTCTTCAAACAGGTGTCGCTCAGTTGCATTCAAATCACCGGACAGGTGTGGCTGTTTCCATGTGCCGCTCGTAGTCGGTACGCCTTCACGCCAGAGAGTATCGAACTTTGTCGTGCTGTCTTCTCCGACCAGTTCGTCAAAGTCCTCGATGTCCGCTCGGGGAGTCACCGCCTTTTTGAGTGAGTAATACGGAATCAGCGGGAACACCCGACGCCACTGTTCTTCAACGATACGCGCTTGCATACGCACGTCCTTCGACCAAGTTTTTGGAAACTCGGTAGTCGTTATTGAAGTGTGGTCATCTGTCGGGAACTTCGGCATTATGCAATTCCTAACTGCTTCCATCTTGCGATTATTAATGACTGTATATTCTTACGTACAGTTGGAGCAACATAGCTCCGCATGTGGTCATAATACGGCGTCCAATGCTTTCTCGGCGGTAGCTTCCACATCAAGCTCTTGCCGATGATACCAAATTCTTGTGCAGCAGCGACGGTGTGGAGAGTTGTATTCGTCAAGTTGCCTTTGAGGTCAACTGCCATGTCGTTCTCGTGGAATCCGACATAGTACAACATCCTCGTAACGCCTCGCTTCCCTTTCTGCTTTATCTTCCGCACCTTCAACGAGTTGATGTACGTCTGTGTTGCGATCATCGTTCGCAAGTCTGCGCCACTCTTACGCTTCTTCGCGAGATACTTTGAAGTCAGCGGGAATATCTCGAACGAATCAAAGTTCTGTAGTTTGATTTGCTCACGAAACCCATCACGCGATTCTAATGCAAACGCTTTGACTTCAGACTCTAAAATCTCGTTCGCAGCTTGAGAGGCTTTCCGGGCAATGCGTCGAAAGTTCGGGATATGAGGTCGCTTCGGTTGCGTTCGTGGCATAACAAGTTGTTACCCCCTAACCGATGATTGGCGGCAACGGACGACGACGATCTTTAAGCTGTTCCATTAGCTTCTCTTCGTCGCGTTCACCCTCCTCTTTCAACCTATCCCAGTCAATCTGCGCGTCCCCGTCAGGGCCGGGGATACCCATATACTTACCGCGAACATATGAGAGGATCAGTTTTGATTTCGCGATACAGTAGTCGCATACCCACTTCACGTCTCCACGCTGAATCTGCGGCAAACCCTTATCAGCATCGTCTGTCATTGTCAAATAGATCGTCGCAGTGTAAGAGCACAACCACGGGAACGTCGAAGACATGACGTCGATGTACAGGTAGTAGTGACCGTCAGGTTCCCATTGCCCGCGCCATGACGGGTTCGATCCGAATACCTTCTGTGCATCTTTCAGATTGCCCTTGGCTTGTTCATACTCCGCAGGTGTGTATCCCTCTGCGCTCCCTGTAGAGCCACCCAGATACAAGAACCACGGGTCAAATGGATCAACAGTTCCGGTCACGCCTTCACGAACGAAGCTAACGTCCACGATACCTGCAAGCTCCGGGATCAGGTCGTCTATCTGATATTTCTTTTGTACTGCGGTAATCGCCAGTGCGGACTTAATACGATGAGGGCGTACGCGGTTATACTCCCGAAGTGCATCTTCGAGAGTATCTTCCACGTCAGCTTTGACAAGTTCAATATCGACGCCGGATACACCTAACGCCCTGTTGACCTTGTCCCAGAGGTAGTCCACTGTTAGAACGGTATTAGGCATCGGTTATTACTTTTTCTTTCGTCTGGGTGCTTTCTTCTTTGGTGCTTTCTTACGCGCTTTCTTGGTGACCGCAGGTTTGTCCTCGACAGCGGCAGGGATGTTTGGGTCACTGTTCTGTGATCCTGTATCGACTGCTGGCAACACGGCTGTGTCGTCATCTCGCAGCGCAGCGTCGTCAATCACAGGTGTGTCTTCGCCTTCATCAGCGTTGTCGTACAGCGCATCCACGTCGCTTTGACTGGTCGCCGCTGCCGCAGGTGCAGTAGGTGACAACTTGTCAGGCGTTGACTCGTCGAGATCGGGTTCGACGTCATCAGTGTTTAACGCCGCCACTGCTTTCGTAAGTTCCGCTTTCTTCGCGAGTCGCGCTGGCGCACTTCGAGCCAAGTACTGTAGCTCCTCTTCGCTGAACGAAACGCCAGCTTTTTTAGCCAGCCTTTCAAGCGCAATAACGGGCGGTGCATCTTCTTCAAGGAACATATTCTTTTTTGGAGCTTGCTTCGGGGCTGGTCTGGGGGACATACGTTCTTCCGCAGACTGAAAGGGGGACAGCGGGCCTAC